AAGCTAAAGGGTCTGAGTCCAACACCTCAACGGATTTTAATCCCTCGATAAACTCAATCCCGAAAGGCTTAACAGTTTCACCTGATCTGCGTGTGACTTCCCATGCCAACCAATACACCGAAGTCTGCATCTCGTCTTCACGAAAAGCGCGGTGGAAGCCCTTTTTAGCGTATAACTCAAATGAGTACTCCACTGCTGGAGTAATCTCACCCTCGATAACGCTTCCATCTATACGAACGATTTTTAGTCTTGCCATGAGCTGCCCCTTTTTTTAGTTGTTTAAAATGTGCCTGAAGTTGCTACTGCAATCGTTGAATTACATGTAAATGTAATTGACTGTGTGCCAATGTCTGATACAGCACCATTGATGTCTGTAGTGTTATTGACAAGAATTGAAACAGTGTAAAGAGGGTTAGTAGCAGAAACTGCTGTTCCCTTGGTCTGTAAGAATACAGCTGTGACTGTTGTTCCCCATGCAGCTTGAAGTGTTGCGAGAACATTTGCTGAAGCTGTGTCATTAAGGAAGTCGATGGTTACAGTTGATGCTTCCAAACCTTTTACAAATTTTCTAGAAGAATCGCCCATGGCACTTATTTCAAGCTCATCGAATGAACGGTTGATTGTTACTGCTGTGACATGGTCGCTAAGATCAACAGTGTTAATCTTAACGCCTACATTGTTATTCAGAAATACAGCCATTAGGATTATTCCTCGTCTTTCTTAGTAGATGCTGGCTTTGGTGTTGGTGTGCTAACCTGCCCGATTTTTTTCAGGAAGGCTTCGTTCTCTTGTTCCCACTCGGACATATTAACTCCAACTCGTAAGGATTGATACGGACATCTCGCAGCTGAGAAGGTCTCCCGAAGCAGCATTGAGAACACTAGGCGCACTGACTGCGCTTACATTATAGGTCAAAGAAGATGCAGCAAGCTTAGCGAACACGCCACATACAAAATCTTCTATTCCATTGAGGTTGCCCTCATTATCGAAAAGTGGAGTCGTAATAATCAGCTTAAATGATGCCATTGGGCTAATGCCAATATGCTGATTATTGGTAGGCGTTAAATACGGATCATCGGGGCTAACAATAACTGAGTTAGCCAAGACTGTGGCAGGCGGGAATGCAAAGGTCTGCCATTTAGCATTATCAACTAAGGCTGTGGCAAGTGTTGTTCTAAGTGTCGTGATAGCAACTGGCATTATCCCACCATCGAATTGGGACTTATTGCGTGGATAATCATACCCCGTACTTTGGCGAGTAATTGCGCCGATAATCTATACGGGGATGGCTGGTAATCGACAAGGTTGGAACCAGACAAGCTGGTAGTCCTTGCTTGCCAGATATCGACAGCGATCATCAAAGCTGCATTCTGTATTGCTGTGTCGGTTGCATAATCGGTTGCTGTTCCTGCAACGATACCAATAGGTTGAACTGCGTGTGTGTTCTGATCTGCACCTACAGCAGCGAAAGAAATAGAGTTAGAGCTAATAGCAGTAATAGTTTTAGCCCCGTTATATGGACTGCCATTACGACTGACAGTTACGCTTTGACCCACATAAAAATAGTCTAAAATGTTTTGTTCAAAATACAATGTACCTACATTGCCTGTAATGCTTTGATAAGTATTGTAAATCTCATTCTGCCAAAGCATTGGAAGTAGGACTGCATCAGATGCGTCACAGACTTCTTGGAGAACAGCATCAGTGTATAGCGTGCCGACACCCAAAGTGGTGCGTAATTCGCTAACTGTAGTAAGTGCCATTGCCATTCCTTTCTTAAGACTCTGGGGAGTAGAGGGCTACTACTCCCCAGAGCGACTTAGTGTATTACTAGATTACGCGATGTCTAGCTTACGGAATGCTGTTGGGTAGCGATTAACTACTGCAACATATCCGTAGATGCCAATTTCAAGCTGACCATTTGCAACTACATTTGCACGAATCTGGAGTGTGCCTGATTCGTGGAATCGCATTGCAGCTGATGGATAAACCAAAGCGACCTTAGCGTTACCTGTGTTGCCTGTGTAGTTAGGATCAACTACTAAATCAAGTCCTGCAACAGTTCCTTGAGTCGAGCCTTGAGAAATTAAACCAGCTGCGTTCTGAACGACAGCAGCAGCAAATAGAGGACGACCGCTACCATCGACTGCACCAAGTAGGTTTGCATAATCAATATTTACATAACCGCCAGATGGTGCAACCAATAATTTATTTGGTGTAAAACGCATTACGCCGTAAGAATCTGCAATTCCATCAGCGATAGACTTGTAAATGGTTGCGCCAGTTGAACTGTCAGCACCATCAGCAGCGATTGTTGCTGCGTAAGCATCTGTCTTCTGTGCGTAGCTTGCAGCTAACTCACGGAGATATAGGTCTAGGAATGATGGGTCTGAGCGATCAACTAATTCAACATCTAGTTTTCCAGCTCCTGCGAACTTTACTACTGTATCTTCTTGGAAGGTTACTGTGGTGTCTGTTGATGAGAACTCTGCGCCTTCTGCTGTCAATGCAACAGTAGCCTGAGTTCCGAGCTTTGGAGTGAAGATTTTCATTCCGCTTGCAGGAAGTGCTGCACGCTCAATTGAATCGATGAATGGACGAGATGAATCGATGATACCAATTACATCCTTTAGGTATGTAGGTGGAACCATACCTGTGTTTTCTGCGACTGTTGCAACCTGTAGAGCTGCCATTAGTTCGCGAGCATCTGCGTCACCGCGTGATGCGTTTAGTTGAGCCTTAGCGTATTCGCCTGCTGTAACATTTAGGTTAAGGCGTGGGTTTGTGTAATACATTGCTGTAACTGTAGGACGAGCAGCTTCAACTGCTGCTGCCTCTACTGGTGCTGCAACTGTCTCTGGAGTATTCTCCACAGCTGTCTCGCTTTCTGTTTGTGGGTTTTCTTCAACAGGGATAACTTCCTCTGCTGCGATCTCTAGTATTTCTGAAGACGCAAATGCGGGAACAGTTACTAGAGAAACTTCTTTGAGCCTCGCTGAAGAGACTACTGTGTGTCCATCTTTTGATGGCTGTGATGAAAGGATTTCTGCCCCGATACTCAAGCCTGTTACTAGACCTTCTTGCGCCATAATAAGTGCGTCATTACCGCCTGAGGAGCGACTTAACTTAAAGGTTGCATAGATACCATCTGCGCGAGTCTCTGAAGCAGTCATGCGACCAATTGGCTTCTTTAGATCGTGCTGTGATAGCAACTTAATCTTTGTTGGGTCTGCAATCTCAATAGAGTTAGCTGCAAAGGTATATGCACCAAGATTAGTATGGCCGATTTCACCAGTACCAAGAGGCACAATCTTTCCAGAGATTTCTCTGCGTTCTTCTGAGCATTCGATTGATGATGCTTCAATGTATAGAGTTTCCATTAGCTGCCATTCCCGTTAGGTGATAGGTCTTCCATTTGCATTGCTTGTTCTGTTGTAATTAAACCAAGTGCTAACATCTTTTCTAGCACTAACAATCTTTCCATTGGCTCTGTACGCAAGAATGAGTCGTCTAAACTAAACTTGACATAATGTCCAGCAGTGCTTACATCATCCATGCTGAGCCTTGACTCAATCGCTGAAACATAAGGCTGCAAAGTAAAAGCAACCATCTGCTTGCGCTCATCCTGCACATTTGCATAAGTCATGGTCGTGTTCATCGAAGCACTAACATAATAAGGATCGACTGAGCAGAGTCTTGCGCATTCAGTCGCTAATCCTTGAATTGCATCCTGATAAGCCATGTCCTTAGGACTAAAGCCTGTAGTTTGATAATCAAGAGTTGCAGTTAAGTAAGCAGTGCCATTATTTTGGCGGGCGCGCTTCCATGCAGCAAGTAATCCAGTAACTTCATTAGGTGGAAGGTCAGCCCCCGAGTTTTTTAGGAACCCAGTCGCAGATGGCGTTTCCAGAGCTACGCTTGCTGCTCTCTGTGCATCAAGTGCAGCTTTGATAGTAGAACCACCAACAGCAAGGATGCCTTCATCTTTTTGAAAAGTTATTAAAGAACCTAAACCCGACATCGGTAACGGAACGCCATCTAAATAATACTGTGTCACAAAATTATTGACAGAATCTGTATTGAATGTAACGCGATTGTTAGCCACCCAATTAGCGTTAGCCATTCTGTTATCTTCGAGATAAGTCTCGGTAATTTGCCAGTAACTTACGCCATACATAAGAAGGCTATCTAAAGTAAAATAAAGCGTCTCAAATCGTGGTTGAGCTTTAGAAGGTTGCTCAATCCATCTTGGTGGAGAAATTATTTCACCTGTAGATTTTTTGTAATACTCTAAAGGGATGCTGGCAATAGTGCCACAGATTAGATCGCGGCATCTTTTAATGCTGGGTACTGAAAGAGCTTGGGCGCGAGTGACCATGACTGGGAAGTAATTGCCATAAGTCAAGTAAGACTCGGACATAATTTGTGGAGCGTTTTGCGCTTCCAAGATTTGAGGCTTACGCGAGAAGATACCCATAGACAGAAATTGTAGCATTTGTCAAGAGATTAGACAATATGCTAGTGCGTGTCTAACTATAAATCTGAGGCTTAGGTGCTGGAAGCATTAACTTGCTTACGACCATTGCAATTCCAATAGGCGCGCTAATATCGCCAGAACTGCGCCTTTTTACGATACGCCAAGCTGAGTCATTGACTTTAGCTGCACAGTTATTCATTTGTTGGATTAGCTCTGCTTGACCATTATGAACGACCTTGTTAGTAACCAATCCAGTCAATAAATCACCACAGGCTTGGTAGAACTGCTGGCCTGAGACATCTTCAGTCATAACTCCAGCCTGCTTCAACCTATCGGCAATCGATTGGGTTGCGTATTTGTCATAACAGACCATACGCGGGTGAAACAAATCGCACCAGCCTTTAATCTCAGCTGCAATCTTTAGATCATCTACTGCGACCTGAGAACTCCAAGTCTGCATGATTCCAATGCCAATCCTTCCATCTGGAAGTAATTGTCCAGCGACTAAAGATGCGTTCCTTCTCGAAGGACTGACATCGAAACCAAATATAGTATAAGCCCCAACTGCAATTTCTAGCGTGTTATCGCTAGTATCCTCAAGAATGCCAAAAGGCCAAGGTGATTGGAGAGAATCTACGAATTGGCAAAGTGTCTCGGTTCTGGTGGTTTCTGTAGCAGCTGTAGCGATTGCTTCTTCAATCGACTCTTTAGTAATTATGTACCCCAGAGCAGGATTGCTAGGAACTACTGCATCTCGCCAAAACGAATCTAGAGTTATATCTATCTTGCAATACTGCGGGGCAGAATACTCATAATAACCAAATGTTTCTGGTGGATACTCTTTGGCGCGTTCGACAAGCGAATTAAGCACACTGCTAAATACATCACCCGCATTCGATGTTAAAAATGTCTGGGCGTTAGCGCGGGCGCGTGTGACTGGTACTGCTGCTTTATACCCGTCTTCTGAGATTTCGCGGATTTCATCGATCCATAAGAAGTCAGCAGTGCGACCTCTGGGAGAAGATGAGTTATCGCTGATTACATCCAGAGTGGCTCCATTAAGTAGCTCTATTCGTTCCCCACCATTTGCGTACCTAATTACCTTAGTCATGGCTTTTAGCTCTGGTGTTGATTCTATGATCCATGCAATCTCTCGAAAGAGCATTAAGGATGTAGCTCTATTGGCAGACATAATAATTATCTTCTTTTCGTCTCCATAGAACATTCCCCAGATAACTCTGACTCTACCTAGGTGAGACTTACCATTCTGCCGACTTATGAGCAGCAGACTTGTCTTGCGCCTGTAATTGTTCTTTTTATCCACCATCATCATGTCTTTAAGGATGAACTCCTGATATGGCATGAGCTTGTCCATCTTTAGACGCTCAACCATTTCAATTACTTCATTAGCTCTGGTCTTGCCTTTAAGAAGTGGGCTATGAACCCTCGGCTTGGTTGCCCCTCGTAGCGGTTGGGTCTTTTTAGGCTTAGTCGTCATGGAATGGGATTAGGTCGGACTGTAAAAGGACTGTCCAGCATTGGTTCCGACTGCATCGGGGAGATACGGGAAGAAAAGACAGGGGGGGTAGCCGTCTGTGCTAAAAAAACGCCCTCATCCTTGCTTGACTTGCGTAGGTTGCATGCCTTGCATAGGACTTGAAGATTATCTAGATCATGAGTACCACCAACCTTGCGGGGGATTATATGGTCGATGTGCAATGGCTCTTCATCACTGCCACAGTAGCGACAGATGCGTCCATCTCTATCGAACACTCGCTGCTTATGAACTCGATAGCGTCTTGAGTTCAGCTTGTCTAATGCCACCCTTTAGTTCTCCAATGATCTAATGCAATGCAAGGCTCACCATACCTATGGCCTATGTAGTCAAGCCCCCATCGTACCTGAGACCAACCATCTTGGGTTGCAAGCCATTGACTTCTACCTTGAGGAATACCATTATGACTACCATTCTTTGCTAATGGATTCCATGCTGATTCTTTACCATATAGCTTTAATAAGCAGACATACTCTTTATAGTTAAAGTCTAATAGATATAACGCATAAGTCTTATAGTCTATGTATTCTTTTTGTTGCACTGATTCAGAGCTACCTGCTCTAGGCACTAGCAATAGAGCTATCCCAATAGCTACTAGCACCCCGCAAGCTGCGCCCCGATAGGGCTTGCGGTGAGCCTTTGAGAGGCTCTGCGCCGTTAGCGTACCATGCGTGTCAATGATGTGCATAACTCGTGTCCTAACTAAGCGTGAAGTGAAGTTCTGCCCCTACTTATCCACAGATGTTAATAACTATTTATCTTTGCCCCAACCAGTTCCCTTAAAGATTGCTCCCACTGGACTGATTAACTTGATCATAGGTTCATTGCAATAAGTGCATAGAACTGTTGGTTTATCGTGCCAGCCATGATGCAGCTCATTCTTTAATCCGCATCTTCCACATTTGTAATCGTAGGCTGGCATGTAAGGCATCTCCCAATCATCCATGAACCACAGCTGCATCGCTCGATGTCAGTCTCTTTAGGTTCTTTATCTAAGTGTCCGTACTTTAATATGAGTAGTGGCAAGAGATCAGCTAATCGGATGATGCAGGCATACTCCGCTGCATCTTCTCCCTGCCCATTTAGCCGTA